AGCAATCACAAACTTTAATCAACTCAATTTTGTGCGGATTCTAAACTGTCCAGCAAACCCAAGTGTCTTGTTTTTGTAATTGATCCAGCGACGATCATTGTGTGCCCATCTTGGATCATTTTCATCGAATGAAATATCATCTTGTGGATGAATTCTCCAGCCCAAAAAGAATTTCGTATAGGTGTTTTTGTCATGGTTGAAATTGTAATAGTAGAATCCCCAATGTGGAAATTTCCAGCAGAAAAACCACTGATTTTCTGCTCTCGGATCTGTGTCTTCCAAAGAGTTATCCATTGCAGTTCCGATGTACTGATTATGTAATGGATTGGTGATGATTGGATTGAAATATGGAATGTATTTTAAATTGTTCACTGGATTTCTTAAATACCAACTCCAGACTAATCCCCACTGAGATTTTCCTACATTTTGGTCTGCCCACCAATTATGACCATCGATTCCATCTTCATCGTTATCCCACAGCCACATAAGTTTACGTAATTTGAAGTGAAGGTATCCAAGATCGTCTTCTTTTGTTCCGATTAAGAAAGCGAGTGGTACCAATACCAGTCCAATAATATAGAGCGGAAGGAAAATGCAGACTTCATGCAGAAACCAAGTCAATATTGACCACGGAACTCTGTACAGCAATTTCCAGCTTTGTGTTTCTCTACTCATCTTTGTCCTCTCCTATTAACAATTCGAGTGCTTTTTTACTCTTCTTTTTCTTTTTTAGTCTTGCTTTTTCATAAGTGTCAATGAATTCTGAAATATTTTCGTATAGTCCTTCGTATTGTCTGTTTGTACCGCCACCAGATTCATCTGATTCAAATTGCTCAAATTCATCTAGTACTCCCTTTTGTTCTGTTGACTTATACTTGACGTATAATTGCTTCTTCTCTTTTTGAATTCTACGAATGAATGCAAAGTATATGATCTGTGTGAAATACGCAAAAGGATTCTTTGATTTCTTAGGATCAAAGTTGTCGAAGTACATAATACAATTTTCAATGGCATCAGCAACCATTTCGTCTCTAAAAGTATATGAGACAAAGTTACCTTTGTGAGATAGATTTTCAGCAATCAGCATTAGACACTTTCCAATATAATCAGGTATCTTTGGCTTCGCCAAAGACTCACGTTTAGCTTTACGGCAATCCTTCTTGTATTGAATAATAGTCTTCAATAAGTCGGCATTGTTTACATAATGGGTCTTGCGTCTCTCACCATCTTTCTTTACTGGTTCACTCATAATAATTTTCTCTCATAAAAACTTGACAACTTATGTAAAACACTGTAGAATACCCTGTGTAGGGTTTCAATGAATAGCTTTAAGAATTATTAGTATCTTTAGGAATATTCTTTGTATCTCTAGAGAATCTTACAACTTTCTTATCTCCATCAACATACTCATTAGGCTTCTTCTCAGCCAGTACTGATGCATCTTCTTCGGAAAGATCTTTAATCGTACCAGTATAGTATTCAACAATATCATTCTCTACATCAGCAGAGAAAATAATATCTTTAGTATTAAGATTGCATTGGTTTCCTTTTGCAATTCCTTGTGGCATCCACAGATGCATGTAAATAGTTTGCTTTCCTGCTTCAAAGTCTGGATCGATAGCAATTACCATTGGATTTACAATAGAAAGCTTACCCTTGTATACTCTCTTCACTTCCGTAATAATGTTATCTCCATTAACTAATCTAAAATATTTAATTTTAGTGTACGGGTCTTTTACTTCTTCGTTAGGCATTGTTTTAAGTCCACCTTATAGGTTGAGATTCTGAACTTCTCTGAATGATAAATTTTCATTCTTTCAGCGTAGTGCTGCATTGTGTAATTCACATACTTTCCTACTCTTAGATCGTCCGATATATCATATAATGTGGCTTTCTCTTTGCCGTCACCAAGTCTCAAACCTCTGCCTATAGATTGAAGATTACGAATCTTCGATTTAGAAGGTGAAGCGAATATAATTGTATGTAGGCGACGGATATTAGTACCAGTTGAGAACACACCAAACGATGCTACAATGATAGCATCATTCTCTTTTTCTGTAATATGTCTCACTGCTTCTCTATCCTCCGCATCTACTCCACCATGAACAAAGAAAACCTTACGAGGCTTATCTTTCGTTTTGTCAAGTAATATATTATACAGTATTTTTCCATGTTTTTCAACAAATTGGAAGAGAATTAACGTATTTCCATTCAAATCTAGGGCTAAGTTCGTAATAAATTTGTTGCGAGCTTCATTCTTAACGATGAAGTCGAGTTCCTGTGCGTATTCAACCTCCTTGACTATCTTACATAGGTGTTCTGGATATTTTAGAATGATGCACTTGATGTCAAGTTCGGCTATCTGACCACGATCCATCAGTTCCTTAGTAGTAACCACTTTAGCCTGTGGTCCAAAATGACCTTCCAGAGTCAATTTATTAACAATCTTGTCATCGATAGTTCCGGTGGTTCCAATACGATATTTCGCATTGGTCATCTTTGTCATAATAGATGTAAGAGACTTCGCTTGAAATCCATGTGCTTCATCGCCTATTACGAAATCGAACTGTTCCAGATATTGTTTCGATGCGGTGTAAATACTTTGCCATGTTGAAATAGTGATGGATTTTGTAATGTTCTTATCTTGACCTTCGAAGATTAATTGAACACTTCCATCTACATTCCATTTGTTGATTGCAGAATAGTCTTTGAAATCTCCTAGCATCTGATGAATGAGTCCAAGAGTCGGAACAACAATCAAACCACGTTTACAATCTGTGGCAAGGAGATATCGACATATCATGTAGATAACGAGTGACTTACCAGATGCCGTAGGTGACAGCAGTAGATATCTCTTCCACTTGATTGCTCCTACGAATGCCGCTATCTGGTAGTCATGTGGCGTGATTGTTTTTCCATTCGAATGAAGTTTGAGTTGAACAGCAAATTCTTTGGCTTGTTCTTCTGTGAATGTCGTATTGAGATTTTCGGAAATCTTAGGATCAACAAACAGACTATACTCACGTTCTTTACAGAATGCCTTTAGATGTGAAAGTAGTCCACCAAAGAGCATCGAAGTCCTCTTGTTGAACAGATGCGCCTTACCGTCCCAATGACGAGCCTTGAAGCTTGGGCTATACTGATATCCGGGTTTATAGAACGAAAAGAAATCGTCCATTTCTGCCTTGATACCATCGTCCGCTAAAATACGGAGGTATACCTCATTGACTTTCTGGACGGTAATAAGTTCCATCTATTTTAGTGCTGACCAGCCACAAACCTCTCCCACTCCATGAATGCTTTGATTTGGAAAGTTCTTGAGTTCAATTCTTTCATGATAGCCGCACAAACTTCGATAGCCTGATCATGCAGCGTCTTACGTGCCTGTATCTTTATGAGATCTTCATCGGCATCGAAGTAGATTGAGATATCACTTTTGATTACGAATCTGAATGGTTCCAGACCATATTTCTTTAGCGTATCTTCATCTAGCTTACCATTGTAGTATTCCCACTTGATTTTCTTCATACGTGCAAGTTCCATGCCACATTGCTTCGCAGCAAGTGTATGAAGTGCATGTTCTCTTACGTATTTTGCGTGCAATACAGGAATGTGAATGATCTCGCTGCTCGGATCTGTTTTATCCACATTCGCATCTTTTTCCCACATTTCCATCAATTCTTCAATACCAGTCGGCTTCATAATTAAACTCCATTAATAAATTACAGTCTTTCTATATCATACCAAGCAAACCTAAAGGCTGCTTGTCCTGTTATGATAACATCAGCGTTGTCCTGAGTATTGAATACTATAGAGGACAATGATATTGGAAAACAATCTCTAAACTTTACACGAATGTTTGGATTGTTCATGTTAGTATATATGGTGAGTGTTGCGTCACTATATTGCGGTCTGTCCGTCTGTGCGTTCAACTGTGATAGTGGACTGCTACGAAGTTGATTTCTTAGGTTCTTGTATTCATCAAAGGTTGTTGGGAATGTAACACCACGAATCCAATCGTGAACACTCAACCACGAACGATAGTCTTCATCAACCATGAAGTTAATACTTAATTCTTCGTACTTGATCTTATCACCGGGAATTGGTATATCCGAGAATGGTGTCGCACGGGCAACTTCTGGATATGAAACGCCGGGGAGATTCACCGACATACAGAAGAATGTCAGATATGGGAGCCTGTCAAAATTCAACCTGAATTTAGTTGTCTGTGCTGGATTCTGATTTGCTGGCTGTAGAAACGACATTAGTGTGACCTTGAATGATCAGTATACTTCTATTTATATCATAAAAAAGGGGAGGGCATTTCTGCCCTCCCCAATCGTTTCGCTTTATATTATTATAGTTTTACACTACTATTTGAGGTTGCTTACAATGAACTTTCTGTAGTAGAGGTTGCTGTTGTTGCTCAATGCGCCTGAACCCTGTGTGGTTCCCTGTGCGAATGGATTTGCAACGATTCCGTAACGGGTCTTGAAGCCAATCTTTGGCTGGAAGGTGTTAGGATCGATTGCACGAACCATCTGTAGAGGAACGTATGGGCAGTAGAACAGACCAGCATCATACGCGACCGCACCCTTGTATCCGACGACGACATAATCTGCGCCTGATACTGAGTATGGATCAACATAGACCTTTAGGCGACCGAATAGAACACCCGCGAAGGTATTTCCAGTGTCGTCAACCTGTAGACCAGTGTTGTTGCTTAGTGCTGAGTTGTAGTCAAGAAGTCCGCTCATCGCAAGGGCTGATGCCACATCGGTTGATGTGATGATGATGTTGCCCTTTCCACGACGAGTATCTTTCGCGATCTTGTTAGCTTCACGCTCGATCTGGAAGATAAGACCCTTGTACTTTTCTACCTGCCAACGACCATCTGTATCTAGACCTGTTGCTAGGTTAAATACGCCCGGTGTGTTGGAGAACGCTGCGCCTGGCTTTGCAGTTGCATACACGGTACGGACAACTTCACGGTTGATTTCAGCAAGAACTTCTGTTGAAAGAATATTTGCCAATTCCGTTTCTGCGTCTAGACCATGAACTGCCTTCAAGTCCTGTGCAAGTTCTAGGGTGTAGGATGCTGCTAGCGCACGGGTGTTTGCTGTTACAGTAACCTTTTCGATTGAGAAGCCCATCTGGTTCATTGTTGTACCAATGGATAGACCTTCACCAGTTCCAGTGTCGAATCCTTCACCAGTGTTCGCTAGACCGAAGATAGAAGCATTGCTTG